TCGAATCGCGCAAAGCCCCGTCACGCTTGGTTCTCCGTACGCGCGAGCCGTGACAGGATGAGTGCTTTGGATATATCTCAGCCCCATCACTTCACAATTCGCTTGGCGTTACTCCCATGCTTAACCACATCATGCGCTTGCATAAACAACGCTTGCAACTCCTGTATTGCTTGAGCATCAAACGGCTTCGCTCCGCGCTCTTGCTTCGCTCTGAGCTGTCCGTATGCGCTTAGGAACTGGTACTGCTTCTGCTTCCACTCTTGCATCACTTCTTGCCTTCTGGTTTGCCGTTTGCTTTACCGTCATCCCACTTGAGCGTGATTGTGCCTGAGACTTGCCCGCTGTTTGCCTGATCTTCTGCTTTGTTACGTAAACCGAGTGGTGCGAGCTGTCTCACATACTTGTCCTTTTGGTCTGCCTCTAACCGTCTCCGGTTGACCTCAGCCATTGCAAGTTTGGGATCGTCTGGTAATGGACGCTCTACAATCTCAAGTATCTGATCCCGCAAAACTTCTGCTTGCAGCGCGCGTGCCTTGCGATACTCAGTGTGTGCCTCGTCGCTGTCTTGAACGTGGCGGAGAACTGTCCGCCAGTGTGGGAACTCAGAACCTGGTTGACCGTCTGCAATGCGCGTGAGCGGTTCACCGTCCGCGATGCGCTCGCATATCTTGGTGAACTGTTCCTTGCTAACTCTCGGTTTTCTCGGCATTGCTTCTTCGCTCGCTTGTCGCTCTCGTTGGGCTTCTATGAAGACCCACCTGGTTAAACGCCCCGCCGAAGCGGGGACAAATGGAGTAACCCACAGGGGAGGGAATCACCCTGTACTGTCAGTATACCCCCTTAGACCTTAGTATCATAGACCAATGTCTAATTTTGATTCGCTCATAAATCATTATCTTTGCACTTGTCGAAACGAAGCGCACAGCGCAAAGGAGAGTAACCAATGAAAGTATTACAGCTAGGCAGCAACCGCACACAGGTTCACAAAGACAGCGCGGAATATGGCGAGATGACTATCTTGTACAGCTACACAACACCCGTAGCCGTGAAGATTCTCAGCACACAAGAGGTCTACCGCACGAGCGCGTGGTTCAGTAAAACCACAACACGCCACATCAACAAGTGGCTAGAGTTCACACCGGAGTCTCAGATCAACGAGATGAGTCAGCCAAACATTGAAGCAATCATCAAGGGGTAACCATGAAACCAGAGCTAACAGGGAAAAAAGTAATCGGACACTGGGGCGCAACAATCCCAGAAACACTCGGCGACACAGTCAAGCTGCAGGAATTTGTCGTTGTGCAAGAACGTACGAAACGTGTTCAGTACACTGTTGAGGCTGAAAATATGTCAGACGCGGTGTTGCAGATAGAGAACGGCAACTATGATTGCGTGATTGATTCACGCGATCTCAACAGGCGGATTATATCCGTCGGTGTTTATGTACAGGACGAATCCTAAAGCCACACAACAGCCGATCCCATGTTGCCTAGTAGGGTAGCATGGGTGAGGCACTTACAATCGCTTACAGAGCCTTACAGGAGGTCTCAGACATGGAAATGGTAGAAGCAATGGCATACATTCTTGGGTTTTTCACAATATGGGGTGCTGTCGTTGGCATGACCTGGGCAGTCGATAACTGGGTTATCAAACCAATACTAGGGCGAACGCTGATTGATCCGGAGTTTTGGAAATGAAGAATGCATCTTACTTTGGATTCCAAGTTGATTTCCGAGGCAATGTTGGGAAAGTAATTCAAGAATCAGATAAGGCTTTGACGATCTATTGTGCGAGCAAAGGTCGTGTGCCGTATACCATTGGCGTATCAAAAGCACGATTTGCTAAAGAGGGTAAGATTCTATGAGATACGGATCAGTCTGCTCAGGCATCGAAGCAGCAACGGTTGCATGGCACGAGTTAGGTTGGCAACCGGTGTTCTTTTCAGAGATCGAGAAGTTTCCGAGTGAGCTACTCGCACAAAAATATCCAAACGTCCCTAATCATGGGGACATGACAACATTTGGGGAATGGGGATATGAACCAGGAGACATTGACGTTTTGGTTGGAGGGACACCCTGCCAATCATTCAGCGTCGCAGGACTTAGAGACGGACTCGCAGACGATAGAGGCAACCTCGCTCTGGTCTTTATGCGAATGGTTAAGCAACTACAACCCCACTGGGTTATCTGGGAAAACGTCCCAGGTGTCTTGTCATCCAACGGAGGACGGGACTTTGGTTCCATCGTCGGGGCGTTGGCTGAACTCGGGTATGGGTGGTGCTACCGAGTCTTGGACGCTCAATACTTTGGAGTCGCCCAGAGACGTAGACGAGTGTTCCTTGTCGGATGTGCTTCAGGAGATTGGAGAGATTCAGCCAAAATACTTTTTGAGTCAGAAAGCAGCTCAGGGCATTTTGAGGCGAGCCGAGAAGAGAAACAAGAAACTGCCAGAGAAATTGCTAAATGCCTTACAGCACGTGGCGGGGGGGGGCAGAACCTAGACTACGAAACAGCGACGCTCATTCCAATGACTAAAACAGCCAACTGTTTGCAAACAACTTGCAACGATTACAGCCGAGCCGATGGATTCAACACCGTGGCTTATGAGTGCCACCCTGCTGACTCACGAGTCAAAGAGATGGGCGACAAATGCCAGACGGTCACAAGCAGATGGGGAACAGGGGGGGGCAACGTGCCGATTTGTTTAGAAACTCAAAGCATGGGTGTTAGAAGACTAACGCCCATCGAGTGCGAACGGTTGCAGGGTTTTCCTGATGGATATACAGACATCAAAGAGAACACACCAGACTCACCGCGATACAAAGCACTAGGCAACAGCATGGCAGTGCCAGTCATGAGGTGGATTGGTCAGAGGATTGAGATGGTGGCAACCGCGAAGACGCTAGAGTTTATCAATATGTGAAATCCGCGCCAGTTTCTTAGGCGCACTATTCAAATACACCCGCATCCGACGCACCAGGTGTTGTGTCTGGTGTGGGTTCTTTCTCTGAAACTGCCAACGAAACTGAAACGCTTTCGGTTCGCCAAGCTCACGCTCGACATCGCGCAGCAACTCATCAAGTTCTTTTTGAAAGTTATCCACAGGCAAACTCCGTAGCTAAGCATATGCTTAAGATATGCATTAGATATAAAAAGCATTAGATGTGCATACCAAATGCATTAGTGCAGTTCTAATGCAGTAGCTTAGCATGTGCATATGCTTAGCTAATGCATATGCTTAGCATGTCGCTTTCCACAAAGCGGAGCGTACAGCCAGGCCAACAACCTGTCAAGCACTTAGATGGTGGCAAGGTAAAACTTATGCTTTACCTGATCCGCAACACACCTTGCACAGCTCAATAGTGCGATGATTCTTGAGTCCAGGCAGATTGAAATGATCCTCTTTCCGCACCCAAAAATACCCATTACCAAAACAGTGTGTGCAGATATCCTCTTCAAAATATCTTGCAAACAACTTGGCAATGCGCTTCTCGCGCTCATCACATATGCCGGTCTCTACTTCACGCTCTGCAACTGCATTCATGGCTTCAATCCCCCGATTCTTCAGCCTCGATCATGGCGGCAGCAACCGCCCCATTTTTCAACACCGCAAGCGATGTCAAAAACTCATGCACCTCGCGTACCGATTTACAGACAGCCCAGTAGTGACCAATGGCCTTTAGGTTGTCGCCGATACGCTGTTGGTTATCCGATACGCGCCCACCCTTTCTACGCTTCAGCTCAATGAAGATTGCAGCAGGGCGAACATCAGGCAAAAACTCAGATGGTGGCAAAAACAATTCAAGATCAGGCCAGCCGGACTGGAAGCCCATGGCCTTAAGTTTCATCTTGTAATTGACGTGGCGAGTGCCTTCATTTGGAGAGTGGTGATACAAAGATTTGGGGGGCAAGACGCTGTCGAGATATTGAATAACTCGCTTGTGGATCGCCTCTTCAGTTTCGGCGAATGTAGAAGTCGTTTGGCGTGACCGTACCATTCGTAACTGCCAGTATCCTCTCCATGTATT